GTAAATAAATCTACTCCACGATTCCATTTGTCTTTTGACTCATCTAGCTCCATAGTGCCTCCAATGTGTTAGTTTTTTCTGCGTCCCATCCAAGAGTATCAAGTATTACTTGTAGTGGTTGGAGGAAACTCTTTGTGAATTGTAAATCATAATCAATACTTCCATTCAAACCCAACTCAGGTGGTAATGTTTGAAAGAATGATACTACATTCTCATTGATTTTATTGGGGGTGTTAAGCATGACATACTTTACCTTCTCACCTTCTTGAATGAGAGGATACTTGTGTGTCAACTTCTTTTTCTTAACCCAGAAGTTATACAGTAGTGCACCACGCACGTGCATGGGACATCCTTTACCATATATTGTAGCAGGGGATGAATTCTTTGCAATGTTATTACAACCACGAGGAAATGCTATCTCCTCAGGTGTCATTGATTCAAACTCCCTTCTAAATTTATCAATGTAATCCTGCACATCGGATTCATTTCCTGACATGATGACATTCAGTGCTTCTTTAATAGCACTTCTACATGGAGCAGGAGTCGATGACTTCACTGCTTCAATACCCATCATCTTTAGTTTAGGTTGCTCATATTGGACACCCTCACTATTCCATACGTTAAGAATATATCTTTTCTTAGCAGTCCAGATGCCCTTGTTAGCGATATTCTCTCGCTTCATGACCATCTTCTGCTCGTATGCATTTACATAGGAGGACAACTCTTGGTAAGAACTCTCAATATACTTTTCAAATTCCACCTGACACACCTTGTCAAGGAACCTAACAATGCTCTCACCATCCTTCTTTCGCTCCTTGAATACAGCTTCAACCATAGGACCCAAGTTGAGGTAGATACTATCAGTATCACTAGCAATGACGTAATCATAATCATCTGTCTTTAATAGTTTATTAAGATAAGTATTCATCTTATTTTCTATCCATCGGATAGATACCTGACCAGACAATGTAATTGCCTCAGCGTTGGCAAGATTATAATACCTAAAGTATTGGTTACCGATAGCACCATAGGCAGAGTTGAGTTGAATCTTCCTTGCCATCTGGATGTTATTAAACTTAGAGATATCTCTTCTCAGTTTATCGGTGGGGGACTTCTCATACTCCTGCTTGGAGGCAAGCATTCGTTTCTTGTAGATAGTCCTTTCATCATAGATTCTTTGCATAATCTCTGGTAAGAAACCATGAATGTCTCTACGATACTGTGCACCATTAGCACACACAGCATAGTCACCATCAATATCTACTTCTTGATTGAGTAGTTTATCTACTGTAACTGTAGGGTGACGCTCATCAACTAAGGTTTCTGGTGAGATGTTGTACTGCATGATGAGATGAGGATATAGAGAGTTAAGGTCAAAACTAACAACCCAATCGTACATACCTGGCTCAGGCTCTTTAACATACGCTCCTGCATACTTTTCATCTTTCTTAGTTGATTGACGAGGTGGGACGACAATGTTTCTTTTCTTCAAGTCATTATATATGAGAGTGTCCCACATACGGACTTGAGAATATACATCCTCGAAGTTTACTTTAGCATCGAATGCCATAGTAACTGCCAACTCAATGAGTTTCATCTTGTCTTCTAGTTTGTCAACCAGATTCACGTCATGGATGTTGTATTCCACGAAGCGTTGCCAGTCTGACGTATAGAAGTCTTTGAAGTTTTCATACTCACTGTGGTCAAGTTTCTTATCATCCAACTCAACCATAGCGATATGGTCTAGACGATAGGACTCTTGGTTTGTGTAGGTAAACTTCTTATAGAGGTCAAGGTAATCGAGAATGGATACACCACAGATATCGTATGCAATTTGTTTCCTACCTTGCACAACAAATTCTCTGTCAATAACCCTATTCCAAGGCGACAGAGACTTCTTCCACTTCTCACCTAGCACTCTCTCCATGCGACGACAGATGTATGGGATATCATACAGGTTGTTATTCCAACCAGTAATAATGTCAGGAGTATTATCAGACCACCACTTATGGAAGTCGGATAACATTTCTTGCTCTGTCCAAAATACCCTATACTCTACACCTTCGGGAGGAGTAAACTCTCTTGTGCCCCAAGTAATAATCTTCTTAGTATTGAAGTCTTTAATTGTAAGGCATAACATTTCCTCAGCAGATGCTTGCACATCAGGGAAACCATTTTCACATGCAACCTCGATGTCAATCGTATAGATTTTCATCATAGACATGTCGTAATCAATATCAGTAGGAAACTGTTGATTGATATGTTGGTAAACAAAACGCTCATACCCATGCACTTCTAGTCCATCAGTATCTTCGTATTGTTTTAAGACCTCTCTTGCCTCACGTGCACCACTAAACTGTTTCTTGTAGGCACGACGTCCATCTAGAGTTTTAAACTTTGTAGGTTTAGTTTGTGCATTAGGCACAAAAAACAAAACAGGTGATGACCTATCACGATACTGCACACGTTGACCATGCTCGTATCCACGATAAAGGATATCATCACCAAGTAAAACTAGGTTGGTATAAAACTTACTCATTCACAAGTTTCTTATATTTTTTTACTATCACCTGTGTAGGGTCTAGGATGGACATAACATCAGTAGTGTTTAGAAACACATACCTCTGCTCAGTATGGAGAGGATAAGGAAGTAACTCAGAGTCTCTATCGACTTGGAAACAATCTTCTAGCAGGATGCTAGGCTCCTCCTCCATCTCCTGCACTTTCCCCAACAAGTAGGTTTGCGGGTGGTGTTTGAGAATAATCAATTTTAGCATCGTCTGTTTTTAGTTTCTTAAATTTCTCAAGGACTTCTTGGTATCCCTGCATTACTTTCTCATGTGGGTCAGAAATTGCTACCACAGATAATAGTGTAACAAGGTTTCTTCCTTTAGTCAAGGGAGACCACGGAAAGAATTGTATTTGCATATCTTGTAGAGATTCAATAGGGTCTTTACCTTCTTCTTGGAAGTAGTCCTCAGGATTTTGCATGATTTGAATAGTAAATGCTTCTTCAAATTCATATGCTAGTGCCTTAGTTGACTCAGAGCTCTCACGAATCTCTTTGATATCAGCGATTACGTCTTCCCCGCTTTGCATTCTTGCTATTTTTATAGCCATAATCGGTCTCCATTAGGTTGTCAAAGGTTGTTGTCGCCAAATCTTTAAATGCTTTTCTTGCAGATATGTTTTTTTCGTCTGCAAGGATATGGACATACTGCATAAAGACATCTGTCATGTCTGATGGGATATCTACTGTTACAGTATCACTCCGTTTATGATATGGTGGACAAAAATTTACATAAAGATTCATAAATTCTCCAAAGAAAAAGAGACCTCTGCGGTCTCTTCGATTTATCATTATATAGGTATAATAAAAGAGGGTGGTTGGAGTCCTGTATACCAACAAGAGATGGGCATTTCTACAGTTTAGAAATCATCTCTGCCTGAGACCCGACTGGTAAGTCGATTCACCTTTCGGTGCAGCACCACCTGTGTCTCATCACCTTAACCAGCTATATGCCAGTAAGTTTATTCAGTCACACCCGACGTAAGCGTCCTTACTCTTGTATAATAACAGACTCCTCACAGGTTGTCAACCCCCTATGATAATTAATATGTAATGTCTCGATAAGGACAAGAGACCCTATTATGATTAGGTTACAGATGGTCAGAGGGTTAGTTATTACGTTAAGTAATTTCATATACTTTTTTCTTTTGCTTCTCAGGGACAATTTTTGTCAAGCGAATAGCAAGTAGTCCGTCTTTATATGTGACGTCACCTACCTCAACATCATCTGAGATGTTGAAACTTCTAGAGAATGCTCTCTTCGCTACACCCCTATGTATGAATTCATCCTCAGAGTCTTTTTCTGATTTAGACTTCACACATAAGACGTTTGTCTCTGTGCTAATTTCTATTTCTTCTCTACTCCATCCTGCTAGTGCCATCTCTACCCTCCACTTTGTATCCGATTCTTTTACCACGTTGTATGGTGGATACTGTGGGGCGACTTGTCCGTAGGATAGCATCCTATTAAATAAGTCATCGTAACCAACGCTGTATGTAGAAACAGCATCGAAAATTTTGTCCAAGTCTTTGGACGTATACCTTGAAAGTGTCATAGTTCTCCTTAGTAAGCGAGTTAATTGTGTCCCCGAAGGCGACATTACTATTTAACCATGAAGTATTGTAACTGCCTAGAGCACTAACCGTACCTATTGTTACAGAAATCCGTAATAATTACTATGCTAAATAGGCTTAGGATAATATTTGGTAAACCCAAAATGAAAAAAGCATTAGTCTTTTTTGGTATGATTGGAATGCTAAGTCCTTTGGCAGCACGTGCTGACATCACACACAAACTACAAAGTAGTGTGCAGTTGACAGTGAATGCTCCCGCCACACAGGTATCACGTATAGGCACATCATATGCTGTGTCAGGTAAC